ATCGTGAAGGTGTCGCCGGCCTTGACCTGGCCCTTCACGAACGGGGCATCGAGCGTCACCGCTGTCGCTCCGAGCACCGCGGCGGCGATGGTGAATCCCTCGCCCATCGGCGGATAGGCCGGGCCGGCGCCCTCGGAGGGTCGAAGCCACTCGGTGTCGACGCCCCAGGACCCGCGCAGCAGCCATCTGGTGTTCTGCGGGTCGTCCGGCAGGGGTTCTACGACGTCAATGGTCACCGTTGCGCCTTCGGCGATAAGTGTCCCGCCGGCCACCGGCGCCGGAACCTCTGATCGCAGGACGTGATAGTCCGATGTCTCGGCGGTGACCTGGACCCGGCCAACGGAGATCGCCTCGCCATTGCCGATCCGCTTGGCGCGACAGGACAAGGGCGCGCCGGCGGGTGGGGTGTAGGTAGCGGGCTCGGACACCAAGCCGAAGGCCGCATCCATCGGGAATGGGATCATGAAGCCCTCCCGCAGCAGGACTGGCGGCCCATAGGCCGCCAGTCAGATTGAACGACGGAGACTAAGTCGACGTCCCACGCATGAGCGTCTGCGGTCGCGTGCAGATGCTGATGGGATTGCTCTGCACGTGGAGATTCACGAAGCGGTTCATACCGCTCGGGTCACGGCCGATCTTCGAGTACCGGGGCAGACCCACCGTGTTGGCCGTCTCGAGGAAGTCGCCCGGCGCGTACCGTTCCTCCCACATCCCCGGCACGCCGGCATAGAAGAACCGGGCCTCGTTCGTATCGATCGACACCCCGTCGTCGTCGGAACCACGGTAGTTCTCGAAGTAGATTCCTGCGTGGTAGTAGACGCCGTCCACGTAGGATTCACCCAGCCGACGCTCAGCCGCCTGGTAGCCGTCATAAGCCTTCGTGGTGCTGTCGTGCTCGATGTACTGGTCGAACCAGTTGTCGCCACAGAACGCCCACACCCTCGCAGTGCTGGGAAGCGGCATTTTGGCGGCCTTGCGCATCTTCCGAATCACCTCGGAGTTCTTCGTGCGAACCTCCGTTGACGCGCTGTCCAATGCGAAGTTCACCGCAGCCTGCTGCGAGACTCCGAACGTGGTGAACAGGTTGTAGAGCGTCGACCCGTCGGCGTCCTTCACCTCGCCCTTGATGGCACCCAGGCGCATGTGCTCCAGCGTCAGATCCATGGACCGGACCATCTTCATCTGGCGCTGGCTCACCACCTGCTGGACGCCCTGCAGCCGATTTTCGCTCCCAAAAGCGCGCACGCCCTGAATTTCCGAGGCGTTGATGGTGTCCTCGACCGGGATGTGCGGAACGACCAAGCTCATGACCTTCCGCTTGTCGGTCTTCATCTGGTTGGCGGGTGCGCCGCGCGGCTGGGTTTTCAGCAGCGTCAACGCCGTGTCCATCTGCTCCACGAAGGCGGTTTCGGTGGTGATGCCCTCGATGTTGCCAACGAAGCACAACTCGCCCGCCCGGCCCGGAACGAAGTCCACATTGTTGACCGTGGCCGTCAGCGAGGTCATCGAGAAGGCGTCGTCTTCAAAAATATCCAAGGTTTCCGGCATTTTCTGGCCCCCTTAGCGAGCGAGGATGGTCAGGGCGGCGAGCCCTGCCGTTCCGGTTGCGATCTGAGACGCGTTCGCGCCCGAGAACCACTGAAGCTCCGCCGCGGTCACCTCGGCGTCGCGGCGGATGATGACGCCGGGCTTGTCGGCCGTGCTGGCGTCAACGTTGTCGAACAGCACGCCGTAGACGAACTGCGACCCATCGGTGTTGGCGGGATTCCACTCCTTCGCCTTCCCCGAGCCGGCGGCCACGGTGATGGTGAAGGTGTCGCCCACCGCGAAGTCGGTGGCGCCGTCAGCGAGCGTGAACGCCAGACCGCCGCCGCTGAAGGCAGCCGCGACGTTGCCCAGGCCGACAACATCGCCCTGGGGGTCGACCACCTGAAAGGCGCCGGCATTCGCAGCCGCCTCGGTGATCGTCAGCACGTAGTCGCCCACCTGGGCATCGCCGCCCACCGTGATCGCGCCCATCGTGCCATCGCCGGTGTTGGAACCACCGGCCACCGCCGACCCGGCGCCCAACGTCGCCAGACCGATGACGTGGCCCGCCTTGAGGTTCTGCCCCAACAGAACGGTCACGACTTCGCGCGAGCGTCGCCCGTTGGCCTCGGAAACGATGAATTCGCCGGCGTGCTGGCCTTCCGTGAGGATGGTCATGTGCTACCCCTCCTTACTTGCGCCGGTTGGCGCGGTTGTAGACGGCCGCCGGGTCGAGGCTGGCCTGAGTGGCGGCGGCGGCGGCCCCAGCACGGCCACCGGGCGGGATGGCGGAAACGATGGCGTTCGCCGCGTTCGCCTCCGCCACCCGATCGAGGAGCGCCCGGCTGGCCGCCTCAGCGCCCACCCCTTTGGCGATGAACTCCTGCATCAACGCGTCGGCGTCGGCGCCGTCGCCCAACAGTCCTGCGGCGGCCTGGCAGGAACGCCGCAACTCCGCGCGACCACTGACCAACGCGCGGACCTCGTCGACGGTCTTGTTTTCGGCGATGTAGCCGGCCGCGAGGTCCGGCATGCCCGCCTGAGTGCATTCCGCGATGATCGCCGCCGAACGGGTCCGTTCGGCTGTCACCGCGTCGTCTTGCTGGGGAGCCTGCTGCTGCTGGCCACCCGGCCGATCTTGTCCCGACATGTCGCTCTCCTCTGTGTCGGTGGTGGTTGCGGCAGGAGGCCGCGACAGAGCCGCCACAACATTCGGCGGCGCATTCAGGTTTTTCAGGATCTCGGGGGCCTTGGCGGCGATCTCGACTTCCGCGACGACCTCATCGGCGAAGCCGTGCTCAACCGCCTCGTCGGCAGTGAAGAAGGAGGTGCGGGCCATGATCTCGCGCATGTCCTCCACGGTCTTGCCGCTTCGGTCCGCGTATTGCTTGGCGAGCATCTGGGCGACGTTTTCGGTCTGCCGCGCGATCTCCGCCAACTCCTCGGCGGTGCCAGCGCCAAACGACACCGGGTCATGGATCATCATGAAAGTGTTCGCGGGCATGACGATGTGATCGCCCGCCATGGCGATCGAACTGGCCATGGAAGCGGCGATCCCGTCGACCTGCACGATAATCCGCGCGGAGTGGGCCTTCAGCGCGTTGTAGATCGCCAGACCGGTGTACACGTCGCCGCCATTCGACGAGATGTGCACCCGGATCTCACTGACGTTCCCCAGCGCTTTCAGATCTGCGATGAAGGTGGCCGCTGAGATCCCAAACAGCCCGATGTCATCGTAGATGTAGAGCCGTCCCACCCGGTCGGCCGCGCTCATGGTGTACCAACTATTCGGCATCGGTCCGCTCCTCCGTGCGCTGCTTTGTGGGGTCGTTGGACGCGCGGCGGGCATCGCTGTCGTAGGAGATCCTCCGATCGTCCGCGCGCTGGTTGTCGGCCTGCTGTTCTTCATCGACCTCGGAAGCGTCACGGCCGCGCTTCGCCACCACCGCCTGACGGCTCGTGAAGCCCGCGCGCACGGCCGCCGTGTCGGCTTCGATGTCCTGGACGGGGTGGATGTAGGGCCACGCCTGGGGCACCCACTTGACCATCATCAACTGCGCGTCGGTCATGCCGGCCGGCGCACGAATTGCGCGGCTCAACGTTGCCGCCTGAATCCAGGCGCGGTGAACCGGGCGGCACATCTGGAACGCCACCATTTGGTGCTGCCACATTGCCGCGCGGCGCCGGAACTCGTTCACGGCGGCGCGCAAGGTCCGGTCGTTCAGCTTCCCGTAGTCGCCGGTGATGTGTTCGTAGAGCGTGCCGGCCGCCGCGGCGAACGCCCGGTTCGTGTCGACCACATAGGCCTCGAAGTTACCCCCGACGTCCGCCGGGGTGTTGAAGCCCATGTCTTCGCCGAAATCGAGATCCAGGATCGTGCCGGGCTTGACGTCCCCGTGCAGGATGCCGTCCTCCTCTTCGTCGGCGGCACTCCAGAGCTTCTCCAGTTCCTCGGCATCGAGGTGATCGGGCACCGGGCGCTTTCGCCAGCCGACCAGCAGGGCGGCGATCTTCTTTCGCACGCTCTCGGCGTCTCGATAGCCGTGGAGTTCCGCCGCGATGATGTATGCCCGTGTCAACCACGGCTCGCCACGAAGCTGCCCGATCCGCCGCATCTGCATCGTGTGGAAGACTTGGTTCGCAGGCACTCGGCGCTCGCCCGTGCCCACCGACCACCGGGTGAACTGGTCTTCGGGGTGCTCGGGATGAAACCAATAGGCAGCGCGGGCGCCGAACGGTGTGATCTCCACGCCGCCGACGATGTGATTGCCCCCATAGGCCTGATTCATGGTCGACGGACAGTGCTCGGCTTCCAGCAGTTGGATCTGCAGGGGCACCGCCAGGCCGTCATTGGGCCGGCGCATCCGCAAACGGCCGAACGCGTCACCACCCTCCACGGTAGAGCGCACGGTTAACGCTTGTTGACCATAAAAGTTCAGCAGGCCGGACGGGTCGCACTCATCGGCCCAGATCGCCCACAACTGCTCGAGGTCCCTGTTGAGGCCCTTGTCAGGGGTCGTGAACTGCGGCCGGATTCCGGTGCCCACCACGTTGGCCTCAATGGTCGAGACCGCGGCGTCCATCATTCCGATGTTGCGCACGCCATCCCGCAGGCGGCGGCGCAGTGTGTCGGAACTCCCCAGCACCACATTGGGCCCGCCGTTCACGCCTCCCCACGACTTCGATCGGCGCGACGAAGATGCGGCGTCATAGCTCCCATGCGCCTTGGTGCCATGCTGGACGGCGACGACCTGCCCGCCGTCGATCATCGCTCGCGCGCCGGTCGCCTTGTTGCGAACCACCACGCGGGCCGACCTCACCCGGCCCGCCATCACCGCAGCCCCGAACTGCCGCTGAGTTGCGAGACGCGGCGGCGCGTGGTCCGCCCCGCCAACTCAGCCTCAGCCTCGGCGATCATCCGGCGCATCTGGGTGCGGGTGTCATAAGTGACCTCCGTGCCATCCGGATACCGCACCGTCCGAATGCCGCTGCGATACGCCTTTTCGAGCTCGTCGAGCGCACTCTGGGTCCAGGCCATACGCCTCCCCCTCAGCTGTTCACGAAACTGCTTCGAATGACCCTCCTTCGGCGCGTGCGCGCGGGGGTAGGTGGGTCAGTCGGGACGATGGGAGCCTTGTTGGCTTCGAGCCGCTGGGCTTCGGGCGTGCCAAC